CTATACTCTGTTATGGGACTGGACACGCACACCTTCGACAGCCGCGCCCGGGCGGAGTTCCTGCGCGTGCTCGCGGCAACCGGCAACGCCAGCAAGGCGGCGCGCGCCATCGGGATCAGCTACTCGACGGCCGTGAAGCACCGCAAGTCGGACGAGTTCTTCGCCGAGCGGTGGGAGGAGGCCATCACCCAGTTCCACCACGACTTCGAGGAGGCCGCCGCCAGCCGCGCCCAGCACGGCGTGCAGCGCCCGGTGCTCTACAAGGGCGCCTTCGTGCGCTGGCCGGCGGATCACCCGCTGGCCGGGCAGATCGTCTACGAGACGGTCTTCTCGGACAGCCTCGTGGCGCCCCTCCTGAAGGCCCACGACCCGGAGCGCCACAGGGACCGGTCGGATGTGCGCCTGAAGGGCAGCATGGCCCGCGAGGAGTGGTCCGACGAGGAGTTGATCGAGCGAGCCAAGTCCATCCTCGAAGACGCGGCCCTGCGCGCCGAGGGCGAACAGCCCGACGGTGTGCGCCTGCTGGCTGACGAGACCGTGCGCGCGGAGGATCTCCTGTGAGCGGCAAGCTGACCGCCGCCGAGCGCGCCGCGCTGCTGGATCTGGTCGCCCGCCAGCCGGTCTGGCGGCCCCTGCCGGGCCCGCAGACGGCTGCCTACGCGAGCGAGGCGGACATCATCGGCTATGGCGGCGCGGCCGGCGGTGGGAAGTTGCAAAGCGTCCACTCCCGGGTGCTGACGCCTACCGGTTGGAAGGCGATCGGCGAGCTTCGGCCCGGCAGCAGGGTGTGCGCGAGCGACGGCACCGTGACCGAGATCCTCGGCGTGTTCCCGCAGGGCGTTGTGGACCTGTACCGCGTGACCATGTCGGACGGCGGCTCGACGTTGGCGGGGCTGGAACACAACTGGCTTGCGTGGCCCACTCACAAGACCGTGAAGAAGAGCAACGCGGTCTGCCACGGCTCCGGGGCTGCGCGCAAGTACACGACCGCGCAGATGCTGGATGAGTTGTCGGGTGGTCGTCGCGCCGACGGCCGCAAGGGTGGTTTTGCCATACCCGTGTGCGCCCCGGCGGCGTTCAACGTGGCCGGCGGGCTGATCGGCCCCGGCCGTTTTGTCGCGCGCCCGCTTGACCCGTACCTGTTGGGGCTGCTGCTCGGTGACGGCTCGATTGCCCGTCGGCACGGGTTGGCCGTCACTTCGGCCGACGAGGAGATCGCCGAGTACCTGCGGACGATCGCGGGCGAGGATCTGCGCAAGGCGGATCGCGAAGGCAACGCGGCCTCGCACTACTACCTGCGCGGCAACACATCCGCCCGGGTGTGGGCCGCGCTCGAAGACCTGAAGCTCGCCGGTACGCATTCGGACACGAAGTTCATTCCGCGCCAGTATCTGTTCGCGCCGACCGCTGATCGGTGGGCGCTGCTGCAGGGACTGATGGACACCGACGGCTGGGTCGAGGACCGGCGCGCGGTCTACTACTGCACCGTGTCGCCGCGTCTGCGGGACGATCTGGTGCATCTGGCGCGTTCTCTCGGTGCGGTGGCCAGCGTAAGCGGGAAAGCACCGACATACGAATACGCTGGCAGCAAGCGTGACGGGCGCCCAGCCTTCGCGGTGCGTATGCGGTTCCCTGAGCCGGTTAGCTGCTTCCGCCTCTCCCGTAAGCGAGCGGCAGCAGCCGGCATCGAGCACCAGAGTGAAGGTCGCTTCATCGAGTCGATCGAGTTCTCGCACCGCGACGAGGCGGTATGCATTCAGGTCGCGCACCCGAACAGTCTGTACATCACCGACGACTTCATCGTCACGCACAACACCGACCTCGCCTGCGGCATGGCCCTGACCCGACACCACCGTACGATGATCTTCCGGCGCAATGGGACCGAGATCATCGGCATCCACCAGCGGATGATGCAGTTGCTGGGCGGCCGCGAGGGCTTCAACGGTCAGGTGGACGCGTGGACGCTGGAGGTGGGCGGCCAGCCGCGCCTGATCGAGTACGGGTCGGTGCCCAACGCGGGCGACGAGACCAAGTACCAAGGCCGGCCCCACGACCTGCTCATCTTCGACGAGGCAGTCCAGTTCCCGCGGCACGTGATCCTCTTCCTGCGCACTTGGCTGCGCCACGAGAACCCGCGCCAGAAGTGCCAGATGCTGCTTACCTTCAACCCGCCGACGTCCGCGGAAGGGCAGTGGGTGAAGGACTTCTTCGGCCCTTGGCTGGACGACAAGCACCCGCGGCCGGCGGCCCCGGGCGAGTTGCGCTGGTACCTGATGCTGCCCGGCGGCGAGGAGCGCGAGGTGGACGGGCCGGTCACGGAGGTGATCGACGGCATCGAGGTCCGGGCCATGTCGAGGACCTTCTTCCCGGCCAAGGTCACCGACAACCCCTACTACATGAGGTCCGGCTACGCGTCGGTCCTGAACAGTCTGGAGGAGCCCTTCCGGTCGATGATGCTGAAGGGCGACTTCAGCGCCGGCATGGAGGACGACCCCTTCGCGATGTTCCCCAGCGCATGGGTGCAGCTTGCGATGGACCGCTGGCGCGAGCCCGAGAAGCTGCCCACGATGGACAGCGTCGGGGCGGACATCGCCCGCGGCGGCCGCGACAACACGGTCCTGATCTGCCGCCACGGGCAGTGGTACTCGAAGCCGATCGCCCACAAGGGCACGACGACGCCCGACGGGCCCACCGCCGGGGCGCTCATCATGGCCGCGGCGCGCGACGGCGCCCGCCTGCACGTGGACGCGATCGGTGTCGGCTCCTCCCCCGTCGACTGGCTGCGCGAGCGCGATCAGCCGGTGATAGCGGTGAACGTCGCCGAGTCGCCCACCGAGATGAGCCGGTCTGGCGCCTTCGGGTTCGCGAACCTGCGCACGCAGTTGATGTGGAAGCTGCGCGAGGCGCTGGACCCAATGAACAACACCGGGATCTGCCTGCCGCCCTCGCGCGAGTTGCGGGCGGACATGGCCGCGGTCACGTGGGAGATGAAGGGCAAGGTGATTCAGGCGCTGTCGCGCGAGAAGATCATCGAGCGCCTCGGCCGATCACCCGACTACCTGTCCGCGCTGATGCTGGCGAGCATGGACTCGCCGGACATGCGGGCCCTAGAGGCCGCGCTGCGCGTGACCCGCGCACGTCGCGAGCACAACCCGGTGGCGGTCTTCGACGAAGGCCGCGAGTACAACCCGATGCAGTTCTGAGGAGCCGACGATGGCCGATACCCTGATTGGCGCGGACCCGCGCGCAGCCTTCGCCGCCCAGTTGCGGCAGATGTTCGGCAACGTGGGCGCGTTCACGTCGTCACAGCGGCCGGTTTATGGCGAGGGCTACGGGCCCGACGCGTCGCAGACGGTCTACGACAACCCGACCCTGCGCAAGCTGCTGGAACAGGCGGCCCTGCTGGGCGGGAGCAACGACGCGACTGCGCGCTGGGTCGCCGGGCAGGACATCGGATTCGATCCGGCCGCGAACCGGTACACCGTGGTCGTCCAAGCACCCGAGTCGCTCGGTCGACAGGCGCAGCGGTTCGGTCTGGACTTCAACGCCGATGGGTCGCTGGCGGGGATGCGCGACGTGGCCTCGGGCAACGAGGACTTCTCCGGGCTGGACAAACTGCTGATGGCCGGCGCGCTCGCCGCTATCGGCTACGCCGCCGCGCCGGCCCTGTTCGGCGGTGCAGGCGCTGCCGCGCCCGCTGCCGGGTCGGCGGCCGCTGCCGGCGGTGCCGCTGGTGGCACGGGCCTGAGCGCCGGCGCGTCCGGCCTCGGCCTGCAGATGCCCGGCGCCGCCGGGCTGGGCGCGATGGGCGGCGGCACCGGACTGGTCGCCCCGGGCGGCTTCGTGCTCGCCCCGCAGGTGGGCGCCGCGGCGGCCGGTGGTGCGGCCGGCGCAGCCATGGTCGATCCGAGTAGCGGAGGCTACTTCGGCGGCCTCGACCCGGCCGCCGGCGGACAGGGCCTGCAGATGCCCAGTGCTGCCAGCGTCGAAGGGATGGGCGGCGGGCAGGGCCTCGTCGCTACGCAGGCTCCGACGGTCGCCCAGACGGGCGTGCTCGGCGCGGGCGCCGCCCCTATCACCGCCTCTCAGGCGACCACCGTCGCCAGCCCATTCAAGATGGCGCTGGACGCCGTCAA